CTACGCATTGCTTCTGAATATGATGGGTCTACCATTTGTCCAGCAGTTCCATCTCCTACAAAAGATTGACCAGTTGCTCGCTGTGCTAAATTTTGATTCTGCGTTATAGCCCCTTGACCTTGGAAGTTCCCTACATTTGGTTGTGATGCCACACCCGGCTGCAAATTCCCTACATTTGATGGTGGTGCTATCCCCGGTTGCATTATCCCTTGACCTGCCGAGTTTATACCTGCTAAATTTCTTGGAGTTTGCGATCCAATTGCCGGATTCATGTTCCCCGGGGTGGGGATTGGAGTCGTTTGTGCTACTTGCGCTATCCCCGGTTGCATTATCCCTTGACCCCCCGGACCTATACTTGCTATATTTGTTGGAGTTGCTGCCGAAATTGTATCCATACCGACACTTCCCACAACGTCTGCACCGGTTGCAGCGGTGGTTGTAGCATCTGCACCACTTGCAACTACATTTGTAGGAGCTGTGGCAGCACCTGCTGCAGTTAATCCTTGCCCAAGCCCTCCTCCACCGTACGCTCCAAGACCCGCCATTAAACCTTTTTCTACATCCCCAGTGACTAGTGCAGTTCCTCCTCCAACTAGACCAGCAGCTACAAGCGGGCTTAATGCACCTCCAGAACCTGCAACCAAAGCAGCGCCAGCTAACGTAGGAAGAATGTCTTCAAGAAACCCAGCTTCAGGAAGCCCTGTTGAAGGGTTAATACTTAAACTTCTATTATATTTTTGAGCTAAAGTTTGCAATCCCCCTACTTCAGAAGGAGTCATATGAACAAGCATTGAGTCATTGCCACGTCCTTGAGATTGTATTGCTTTAGCTAACGGTTGCATGTTATTCATATCTTATCCAATAGTAACTGTTACACTGCCTAAAGATACTGTTGCACTAAGACCCTCTACGCCTGTATCTTGTGGTAGTAATATTTTAACGCTTCTTCCATCTCTATACAAACTAAAAGGTGGTAATCCTACAGGTGCTTCTGTTAAATTTGTTAATGTCAACCCTTCTAAGTGCAAAGCATTTTGTGAATCCAAATGCGTAAAGTATATATTTAATACTCTAACTAATTGATCTAAATAACTTTTGTCATATTCTTGTGGCGCTAAAGGAAGTGGAGGCGCACGAAATGACCTCATTGTCATTATCTTCTCCCATCAGGACGACCATCTAATCTAGGAGAACCTAACTTCCATGTCGTACCAAGAGTGTCAGAAGATATTTTAAACCCCATCTGTCTTGCTCTAGCTCTTAAAAATACTTGTTCAGTGTAAACATTTATATCAGTCTCAATTACATTTTTATCTTGCTCTACACTATACGTGCTACCCGGAAAGTTTCTAGGTTTAACTGTCATCTTAACTGTAGGCTCACTAGCATTAGAACCTGTAAAACTTACATCAGGGATAATTCTATTAACTAAGGTAAACTTATCTCCATCCCCAATATCAAAGTCAGATGAAGTTATAAATGCTGACATCGCTGAACCATCTGCATCATTACCCACTTCATGGTTGTAAACAAAATTATCGCCGACCGCTTGTGGAAACTGTCTTAAATTAGAGTCTAACCAAGCTGACCTATTCAAACTACCATAAAACCATACACCTTCTTTGTAGTTATATACTATATAAGAATCATTTGTTAAGCTGTTTTTTGACGGGTAAAACCACCACACTTCACTTTGAGCTTCTACAGTGCCTGCATATACATATGCTAGAGCATCAAAGTTAATATTATTAAATACAAAGTCTCTAAGTGTGCAAGGAAGAGTATCAACTTTTCCGTTATACATATAAAATTTATCTGCCCCCATCCAAAATAATATGTTACTTGCCCCAGCAACACATCGTGGACTTGCAATAGATATATTAGCTTCTAGTTCCTGAAGGCCAAAAACATCTGTTGTTCCAAGAAACTGTAAAGAATGCACTGACATATCTGTAAATATTAAGATTTCTTGTCTTGTTCTAAATGCCGTTACTATTCTTGACCCACTACTGACTTTAATAAACCCTGCACTGTTAAGAGTAGACGGGGTAAAGTTTTCAGGTTCATCTTGATTTGAAAATCTTATTAACAAAGGATCGAAAGTGCCTCCGCCAAAAGGCGTTGCTCCAAACGCAAGTAAATGTCTGTCTACTTGAGAAACCATGATCTGACCCACTTCAGCAGGAACATCTGAAGCGTTTGAACGGCTTGATAATAGAACTGCTCTAGTTGATATTACATTTGTAGGGTCTACGACTGATCCTCTTGCCCAATAATAAATAGCCCCCTTGCCGTCTGTATTGACGTTCATTATTAAATCATTATCAAAATTGTCAAAAAACCAAACAGTTAAAGGAAGTATAACAGGTTGTAAAGAACCAGAACCCCAAGTTAGCCTTCCCCAAGTGCTAGTTCCCCAACCATAACCATATTCAACAGTTCCATTACCTGCTGTTATTTCAAAAGTTTGCACAGTTGAAGTGCCACCATTTCCACTGTCACTGCTATTAGCAGTAACTGTATTGTTATCTGTATCTCTTGCGGATATAGAATAAGAATTACTGTCTATTTTAGTTATCTCATAATTTTGATTTAATGCCGCAGCGGTTATATTCCCACCTAAACTAACAGCGCCAGAAAAAGTTACAAAGTCTCCAGTTACTGCTCCATGACTTGATGAGGTTACAACAATAGTAGAAGAGCCATCAGTAGCTGCAAATATATTGTTTGCTTCTGAGGTAGCTCTTATAGGAGTTATGTCATTTAAATTTTCTCCAACATCAATATATACTTTACTGTTTGTACCTATAGCTAAAAAGTTATCAGTAAAAGAAGTAACCCAACCGAATAAAGCACGACAAGTTCCATCTAGTGTATAAGTGCCATTTTGTTCCCAACCTTTTATCTTTTCTGGGTAACCATTTAAGAACCTAACCTTATCGCATTCAAACCAACCGCCCTCATTAGAGTAATTAGTGACATCTTGATTTATGCCTGCTTTAAATTGAAGTTTTTGTAGTGCCATATTAATAAGACCAAATGGTTGGACGCGGTCTTGCAGGAGAACTTTCAATAGTGTCTAGGTGCAAAAACCTCGCCCCGCCTTTCTGACTCACTCCTATTCCTGTAAAACCTACTAAAAAAGCTAGGGACAAAAGTTTAAACGCATCTGCTCGTTCAATAAGAATATCACAAGCCTGCCCTGTGGAATGTGCGCCTGCGGATTTTTTCATAGCTTCAACAGGGTGTGTTGGGTCACGATACCCACTGGAAATAGTTAATGGTTTGCCAAAGTTATCCCTAAGTTGATTTAGTTTAAAAATAAATTCTTCATCCATTTCTGACTTGCCCGTGTGAGAACAAACAAACTCAGTAGCTTTAAAATATTTAGATTTACCCCAATCAACACTCATTAGTTTTTCTTTGTTTTAGATTTAGCTAAATTTTTTCTAAGAAGATTTGCTTGACCTTTGTGTAAAGCAGATGCCTTGTCCAGCTCTCTAATTAGTTTACGTTTTTGTGCTGTTGTTAAGTCACTCATAGTTTAGGTTCCTTTTTACTAAACATATCTTGAAGTTCTTTGCTCTTCTCCTTAGAGCCAGTACTGGAGCCAAAGTAGTAGTTAATACACGACATTAATGCTCCTGAGAGTAAGCCCAAGATGTATAAACTTATCTCATAATTTTTACCAGACTCAATATCCATAAACAAGATTGCTGACATCATGCCAAATGTGAGAAAAACAATTAAAATTGCAAGGCAAGGTACGATAATTTTATTTATAAATGGGGCTACGTTACTCGTAACGACAGCGACTTCTCTTTCTCTAGCACTAGCAGTGTTAGTGTGTTCAGCCTCTATCTTACGCAATTCACCACTCTGTTCCAGCTTCTGTAGTTCTAAGATAGCCTTGGCTTTAGCTTCAGGGTCAGGAAGAATTTTATCTAAAACCTTCTCCGCTACTGGCAATAATCCTGTAATTAAATTTAACATTAGCTACTCACTTCCTTAATCATATCAATTAAATACCAAACCATACTTATTAAAATTGTCCCTATTATAGTTATAGCGCTTCCCATCATAGTATTATAGAAGAAGGCTTTACGCCTACGAATTTGCTCATAAACTTCTTTCTCTCTTTTTTTCTTTATCGCTCTACGTTGATGAATAAACTCCTTATAACCTTTAATACCTAGATGATTCAATGCTCCAATATAAAACATACTTTTTATTTCTTTTTCTTGCTCTTCGATTTTTCTTTTGGCTACTAATGTATCAAATGCTTCTGCTGTTGCTGATTTATTGTAGGCAATCTTTTTAAAAATAGAAGGTTTGGCTTCCTCCTGTGACATCCATTCTTGCAAATCACTAATATGTCCTGCCCACTTAGATAAAGATTGATAAACTGCATCAGCCTCATCTGCTGCTTTAGCAACTTTCTTTACTACAGTAAAAGCAGTATTTGCCGCTGCTAGTATAGTAAGCGGGTCCACTTTATTTCCTTAAAAAGCCTTTGTTATTTTGTTGGAAGTTTGTGTATTCATATTTACATATAATTTGTATTTAGTATAAATCTTGCCTTTTCGTCAGTACAATTTGTGCTTGAGTGAGGTATTGAAGAATCAAACTTAACTACTGTATTTTCTTCTGATTTTATAAACTTATCTCCAATATATAGTCCACCATTACAGGTGTTTAAAAAAAATACTGCACCTTTATGTTTTTCTTTGTAATCAACATGGGTTTTATGTCTTATTAGTTTTTCTGTTCGTGGGTAACACATAACTCTCATTCGTTTCAAAGCAAACACATTTAACTTTTTAATTAATGTTTCTGTGTATTTGTATAACTCTGAGTTTGGATTATAATTATCAAATAAAGTATGAGTAAACATATAATCTTTATCTCCATAATCAGCCACACAAGTTTGAAAATAATATGAACAATGGGCTGACATAAAAATACCTTGTAACTTTATAAATTCTTCCTCGTCTAAAAAATTTTTAATAACCTTCATTAACTGTGATGCTCTTCGTATGTTCCAAGCACCCAACCCTTGGTATTATCTGATTGGTACAAAGATTCATCCCAGACATAATATTTTCCAGCAGCTTTTTCAACATCTGTGGGAGTAGGTTCTACTATTGGAGGTTGCCATTTTTCATCAGCATCTAAAGTCCAACTAGGATAAGGTTGTGGGTCTATAAATTTCCCATTAACATAAGTGCCACCTATTCTTGCATAATTATTAGTAGTGGTTTCATACCAATTACTACCTGTCCAATCATCTTCAGTAACAATTATTTGAAGCACTTTATTATTTGATGTATCAATTAATGCCATTCGTTTTGTCATGCCGCATACCTTATAATTACTAACCCATCTGCTCCAGAACCATTTCCAGAATTAAATCCTGCACCTCCGCCCCCAGAGCCAAATGATGTAGCACCTGTTGCATTTCTATTAGTAGTAGCACCATTGGCTTTTCCTCCTATGCCACCGCCTGTGCCACCTTGAGCACAAGAGGCTTCAGAAGTATTAGTATAACCACCATGCCTGTTCGATCCTGCTCCACCGCCAGAGGCTACAATTCCTGAGTTTGCTTCTGTAAAAGAAGAAAAATCTGCAAAAGCTAAATTTGTGTCAATTGCTGTTAGTGCAATACCCTCTCCACCTGCACCACCTATTTGTTGACTACCTGCGGAATGAGTTGCTCCATTAGCAAACGCTTTTCCAGCTTGCGTGGCTCCTCCTCCCCCGCCTCCTCCAAAAGGGCTTGTGTTCGGACCACCTGTACCGCCATCATTTGTGTTATCCCCAGAAGCTGATCCTCCTGCTCTTACAGATGCTCCTCCGCCTCCGCCAGAGCCACCATCTGCTCCAACCGCATTGAAATTTCCTCCCTCTCCACCCCCCAGAGAAATTACTAAATTTGTGCCTCCCGCAGAAATAGTCGTGTTTGAACCACTTGCTAAATTACCTGCACCAATTAAAATTTTATATGTTGTTGAATTATTAAATTCTAAAAGTTCTTGAAAATCATCAATCTCACCTGCTGCTCCACCGCCAGAAGCATCTTGACCTCCACCACCGCCACCTCCAATTGCTACAACTCTAGCCTTACCTCCACCTGTTACAGTAAAATCACCTGATGCAGTAAAGACATGATATTTATACACACCAATAGTTTTTGTTTCATTACCACCAGAAGCATTTAACTCACCCTCTCCAGTAGAAACGCCACCTGCAAAGTTGGTAAAAAGAAGTTGATGGATTCCTGTCATATTTAACTCACATTTCCTGTAATAAAACATCCTCTTGGTGTTACATAGAGGACAGTTGCAACTCCATTAGTTGCTAAAGTAATATTTGCTGTTGCTGCTTCTCCTCCTGCTATAAATGCAGTCGCTGCTGCTGATATAGTTGTAACTGCCGCAGCAGTTTTTCCTCCATATGGGGTGTTTACTAAAGTAAATACAGTTCCAATATCTGCGCTTATAGGTAAAGTAAAAACTTGTGTTGAAGAAGCTGTCCCCGCAAACAAAATAAAATTACCATTATCTAAAGCTGAAGCAGTTGCTGCCGCCCCAGTAAAGAGCCTAGAACTTGGTATTGATCTTAAAGAACCATCTACATCAGAAAACCCACCTCCTGCTGAAGCTGCGCCTATAGTTGATAAACTAGAATCTAATGTAACTGCTCCTGTTACTTTAAAAGTTCCTCCAACAGAAGCATCACCTCCAATAGATAAGGCGTTTAACACTTCCATAGCACTTGCACTACTAACAGCAGAAGTTACAGCCGATCCATCGGTGTAAACCATCGCTGCACCTCCAGCGGGTACTGTTTGAGTATTAAATAAATTTGTTCCTGCTGCTGTACCGTTTCTTACTGAAACATCTACAGTGAGCGTATTATTTATAAGATAACTTTTTTCAACAGTAGGTAGAAGTAAGACATGACCTGCTGTTCCTGTTCCAACTAAGTTTAAACGAAAGTTTCTTCCAGCCTGCAAAGCATTTGAATCAGTTAATGTTACAGATGCAGTTGGTGCGTCATTGGCAAAAGTAACATCAGTTGTTCTTGCGATAGCTTCTTCAATAGCAGAAAGATTATTATTAGTTATAGTTCCCCATGCTCCAGAGTTTTCCCCTGTTCCCATGAGTTGAATTTTTAAATCTGGTGACGCTGACGAAGCCATAATGTTCTCCTATGCTGCTTCTATTATATCCCAATTGGGGGTTTGGTCTGTATCTACTTCCCCCCACACTAATGTTGTACCTGATGTTCCAAACCCTGAAACTCCTAATGTAATCTCTACCCTTGCATCTGCGTTAACAAGAAAGTCTCCTAATTCAAATGTTCCAGATAAACCTGTTATTAAAGCACTAGCATTTCCACTAACTGAAGGTGCTCCTAAAAATCCTGTTGCTGATACTCCGGTTACATCAACAAATTTACCAATAACCGTAGATACATTGCTTAAAGAAGCAGCGGCACTGGCTCCATCTACAGACACTTCTATTACTGGCGATCCATAGCCGTTTCTATTCCAAGTGCCAGAACCCCAGCCGATAAAGGATTCGCTAGAAGGCATTTTAAGCTATTCTAATAATTGCAGCTGCACTTGTTGCCGCAGGAAATACTATTGTAAAGTCACCTGCCGTTGACGTTTTAGCTCCGCCAAAATCAAGCACAGCAACAGCAGCATTAGTTAAAGTAGTTCCAGCATTATTAGATGTAAACGGAGTGTTGTTGTATATTAATGCTCCGTCTGAAGTTAGAGTAACATTTAAAAAAGTTAAATCGCCAAAATCTACAAAGCCTGATGTAGATCCTGACGTTACTCCAACCACTGTCAACGCAGAACCTGTAGCTACATAGTTAGTTCCTACACATTCGCCTGCCGTAACAAACCCAGTTGTAGAAGCATTTAATGTTGCTCCAGATGAATACAGAGCAAGTTTAAACGTACTAGCTGCACTTGTACCTGTTGGATGAAAATTGTGCATACTTAACATTACTTCTTGTTTAAATGAAGTACACATTGCTTGTGTAATTGCCATATCTAACTCCCTATTCGTCTAAAATTTTTATTAACTCAGGATGCCCTGCTTGCCTAAACTTGTGTGCTAATGTTGTGTTGTTACTGCTTATAGCTTCTTTCATGTAGTGAACTATAACTTTTCTAATATTTTCTTTAAACGCTTCAGCTTGTTCTCTGATAACAGGATGTGTTTGACTGCCAACAGATATAATTTTATCCACAGCTCTTTCAGATATTTCTTCTGGGGTAAAGCCTCTATTAGAAGTTGTGTAAACTTTTACGTTTCCACCTAATAACGCTGATGTGCTATTTCCTATCATTTGACTTCATACCTCGCTTGTTCTGTTCTATACATATCTTGTCTATTTTTACCTTCACTTAATTGTTTAAGTAACGATAAGCTCTCATTATACCGGGCTGTATAGTTTGCTAAAACATCAGGTTCTGCTTTCATAAAAGTAGCAGCTTCTAGTAAAGCCCCGTATAATAACAACGAATCAAAATTATCCCCAAGCCATGATGTGCCTGCGGCTACAATAGACTCTGGATAATAAAAGTAGTGCAACTCTGTTGAGTAGTTTTGATCTGGTGTTGGGCCTACTATATATGTATCATCATCAAACAAAGCATAATGTGTAGGAGTTGCTGTGTCTGTTGGAATTGGAAATGCTTCTCGAATAAAACTAACATCTTTATTTAAAAGATAACTATAAGCTCCTGTAGTAGGATCAATTACAGCTAAAGAAAAATTAGCCAACCAATCTGAAGGAGTTTTTAAATATTGATTGCTTGCTGTTAAAGACCCTAGTACATTCTTTCTAAGATTTAAAAGTTGAACAGAGTTAAACACACGTTGCTCAGTTTGTTCGATAAATGTATTAACTTGTTCAGTGCTGGTTAAAGAAATAGAATTACCAGCACTATCTGTAAAAGAAGTGTCAGGGAAATCGTTTTCACAATACCCTTTTATAGTTTCATAAAGAGTAGCGTAATTCATTATGCAAGCCTAGTTGAAGACTTATTACCTTTTGTAGCAGCCCCAGATCCCCGCGTTACAACTGTTTGCGTATTTGGTACGTTATTCGGATACCCGTCAACTTTAGGCACAGGAACTTGCTCTGGTTGTTTATAAGTATTAGTATCATTTTTCATATATTTCTCCTAAGAAATTTCTATTACTACGTTGCCTACACCTGTACTAGCAACTAAACTATTTGGTAATCCTAATTCTAAAGGATCTGCAAACCCTACGGGGTTAAATCCATACTGAAAGTTCCTAGACTTTGATGAAGGAAATCTAGTTAAATCAGGCCGCGGATTACGAACTGCTTGCGGATCTTCTACTGGATACAACCCTAATGATAACTGAGGTTGATCTTTTTCCCAACATATAGGACACACAAAAATATTTACTACATTATTTTTAATTGTTAAAGGTTTTAATTCTTTTAACTTATATCTAAATCCACATCTATCACATTCTGCAATAGTATGTCTACCGGAACTAAATCTGTTACTCATAATTAGGTAATAAACATTTGTCGTGGAACAAGTCTATCCGATGCTTTTTCACGATCTTCTCCTGCAGCAAGCTCCCATGTTTCATCATACATACTCTTTAATAAAGTTAAACGCTCCATACCATTAGGAACTTTTAATGCTAAGTAATAAGCAAGTCCTGCTGTTAAACATGGTAAAAATCTAAAAGGTACATCAAAACTTACAGCCCCGGTAGATGCGTCTTGGATTCTTCTCATTCTCCAATACACAAAAGTATAAAAACTACTTCGATCAGGTACAGGCCATACATTTATATTTGGAGCCTGTGTTCCTGTAGGACTAGTAGTTCCAGATTGTCTATCAATATAAACTTGAATTGGTCTACCTTGATTTAATTTTGATGGAATGCTTGCGTAAGTAGAAACACTTATTCTGGAAATTGTTAAATCTGACTGATTAGAAACACTACCATCATTTGTTCTAATAACATGTTCTAATAAATCAACAGTATCTACAGGCAAATCATATTGTCCTGTACCCGCTGTCAAAGATATAGACCCTTGTTCAACAGTCCATAAATTAATTCCTCTATTAGCCCAATCTGCAAATAATAAGTTTAAAGAACGCCTTGCGGTTTTTAAATCATATCCGGTGCGTAACTCAGAACCTGCACGTTCAAATGCTTCTTCAACAATTTCTGTTAAATTAAGATCAAAACTAGAAGTACCTGAAGTTGTCATTAAGATTTCCTATATGCTTTTGTTTTCTTTGCTATTTTTTTCGGTTGAGCCACATATTGTTTACCTTGTTTCTTACCTTTTCGCTTAGCTCTACTAGTTGCTCTATACTCTGCATCAGATAATGAGGCAATTGCTTTAGCTGGTAAGTACCTTTCGCCTGTAGCTTTTTTACCTTGTGTGCTAGGTTTTCCACTTTTTGTTTTCCATTTTTGTTTTGTCCAATTCTTTAAAGATTTTTGTGATTTAGCTAAAGCCATGTATTGTCCTATCTAATATCTTAGTTTCGCCAACCCTCCATTTACAAAAGGAGAAGCCATTGATGCAACGCTAGAAGGAGCAGAAGCAGTAGAAGGTGTATTATTAAATGTGGATTGTATAGGGGCAGGAGCAAGACTAATAGGAGTTTGATAAAACTGTTGCCCTGCAATAACAGGGGTAGGCCCTGCAATAACAGGGGTAGGAGCTAAGTTTATTGTAGCTGCTAACGGATCATTTAAAGGCATTCCGGTAGGTTGCATTCTAGGCTGTGGTGTAAAACCACTTAATGGTTGAATAGTTGAAGTCGCAGGACGATTTGCTATATTAATACCCGCTAATCCAGTTGTAAACGAATCTTGATTTAAGTTAATGTTTGAATTTAAAATGTTATTAAGTTCTGCTTCAGACGGAGCATACCCCATCTCTTGCTCAAACATTTCAGCAGCACGGTTTCCAAACTCTCCACCTGTAATAGCTGTTTGTCTAAACGTAGTCGCATCTTGAATAGCATCAGGATTTTCATCTCTGTAATACTTATACGCTTGTAAACTAGGATCTCGACCTAATACATTTTGAAATTGTTTTACAGTGTTATCACTTCCTAGTTCTGGAATAACTGATTCAAAATATTTTTGAGCTTCGCCTTCATCTAAAGTTGCACCAACAGCTTTTCGGGCTTTCATAAAATCCCCATACTCAGTTGGAGCTGCGCCAAAAACATCTTGATACGCTTGAAATGCCCCTGACTGTGCAGCATTAGGGTCTTGCATCATTCCTGTAAATAATTGTTGTCTTTCGTTTGCATCTATAGAATCTCCAAACTCTGCTTTATAGTACGCTATATCATCAGCGGTTGCGTCACGCCCTAATACATTTTGATAAATCTCTGTTAAGTTAGAGCCAAAATCAAAAGCATCAGGCACACTTCCATCGGACGCTCTTGTACCAGACATAGCTTGCTCTTCTGTTATCATGTTTCCTGTATCCGCATCACGGTAAACAGTTTCTGTTACCCCCATACCTAAAGGTTTTTCTTCTGTAGTGTATGTATTAGCAGGAGCAGAACTTTCAACAGGAGTAGTAGCAGGAGCAGAACTTTCAACAGGTGCTGCAACAGGTGCTGCAACAGGTGCTACAGGAGCAGTATATCCGGGTACAGAAACCATTTCATTAGTTAACGAAGCAGCTTCTCGAGCGTCTAACTCCGAACCAAATCTATTAGCGTGATAATCTAATTCTCCTTGAGATGCAGGTCTACCATAGTTGTCAATATATAATTGATTAATTGCTTCGAGACTCATTAACTTTTATACCCCCCGCCAGATTTTTTGTAGGACGAGGCGAGTAACTGCGCTTTACGGGCTGACCACTGACCGGGGCGACCTCCCTTTCCACCAGCTTTTATCTGGTTGAATAAGCGTTTACGAAGGGTGGGCTTCGTGTAATTACCCGCCTCATTGACCTTTGATTTAGCTTTCTTTTTGACAGAGCCGCCGTTCTTAAGTTTCTTTAATTTAGATTCTTCAACGGCCCCCATCCCACGACTTGGCATCATGCTATCTGTTTCCCTTTAGTTTTTCCTTGTCTAGCTATACCATCTATACTCTTTTTCTTAGTGACTTTTTTCTTACCGCCAGCCATAGCCATTTTAGCTTTAGGTTTATTAACTCCACCACCTATAGCCATCTTAGCTTTAACAGGGCCACCGCCTACAGCCATTTTAGCTTTAACTTTACCGCCGCCCATCATTTTGCCTTTACCATCACCAACAAAAGTAGGTTTACCAGTAGCTGTATTCATAGGCATGCCGCCAGCTTTATATCCTTTTTTCATCATACCTCCGCCTGTCATTCCCATTTTCTTTTTCATTCCCATACCTTTCATAACATTACTCCTTGTATAAATTATTAAAAGTTACTTCTGGATCTGTATAACTATCATCTTGTTCTGCACAGTGTGTCCATTGACTTGGTTTAAAATCTGGGGCGCCCTCTCCTGTAATCCAATACGCAGGGCTTGTTACTCTTACTCTATTGTTAGGTAAGGCTACTACATTGCCTTTCCATTGTCCATCAGTCAGCACCATAACATGACTCTGTTTGTGTTGGGCTGGGTCATCTGCGACTTCGCTTTCGGTGTAGTCCACAGTGAAGAGATATCTCGATTGATGAAACTCTCCTGCGATTTTACATAGCCACGGGCTTGGTTTGCATCTGTTAAGTTCCACAATTGAGTGGTTGTGTGACGGGCAATCCCACGGTTGAGCGAGGTGTGTTTCCATTCTTTCCGGCCATTCTTCCACCGCAATGTCTCCAACCAACCCAGTGATGGGCATCCTTGCCCACATTGCTCCCCCGTGTACATTCTCTTGACTTCCGTCGTCTGCTTCACATCCTGTGAAGATGATTTGGAAACTGAGGCAGCGATCTGGCATGGTTGTAACAGCCACTGCCAATCCGTGAACAAACTCCCCGTGGTAATTTTGATGCCCATTTGTAAACTCTTTCCTAACCCAACATTTAAAATACGGTATATTACTTATTAAGTGCGCCACCTTACACTCCTCTTTTTTATTTACCCCAAAAAAATTGTTGTACTGTAATTACAAAAGCGGCAACAGCCCCTCCTGCACCCGCTGCCCATATTAAAGTTCTCCAACCGCCTTTAGCTTCCGATAGCAGTTTGTCTATATTATCTACAGACTTTTTAATCTGTTCAATATCGGCTTTCATCTCATCCATATCATCTTGAATATGTTTGATCTCATTAGCCTGAACAGCTACTTCACTTTTAATATCTGTATCCATTAACACTTCCACCTTTTTCTAGCTTGTCGTAAACGACTGTTAGGGTCTTTAGCTGCTTTAGGAAATTGTTTCATTTGTCCAGCAGAACGAGCGCAGAAAGACTTACGTCTTTTAGCATCCTTAGAACCTTTTTTAACGCTACCCGTAACAGCAGTCTTTAACTTAGAACCGGGGTTAGCTTTGCGATAAGCAGCTACTCCCTTCTTAGTCATACCAGCCCCCTGTTTAGTCTTGCGAAAATTGCCAGACTTTACAGAGGTTTTGATACCCATTCCTTTAGACTTAGCCACAATATAACGTCAAGCTAGTAATATTACTTAATGTAACAATTGCAAAATTGTTAGTATTACTGCCTGTAGTTAACACTCCGTTTTCTGGAATAGTCAGATGACTAGACTCAACAATACCTGCAGGAGAATTTATCTCAAGAATAGGTAATGTACTGTTATCATCTCTAGTAACTGTAATAGAACCTGCGGCTGTAGGTGCTGCATAGTTAAATGCTTTAATCCTAGTTCTAGGAAGAGCTATAGTATTGTCACCACCAAAACCAACTTGTATAGTTCCTACAGACGTTCCAGCAGCAACAGCAAAGTTAGTTACCTCTGCAAAATAGTTAGTAGTAAATACAGTTACTGCACTTTCTCCACCTGCAAGGGTTTCAGTTACTGTTGACGCTCCTAAGTCACCAACTACAAATCCTGAGATATTATAGTTAGTACCAGAATCATCACCCACACTATTTTGAACAGCTACTTTATACCCAGCACCGTTTCTACTAGGAATACTTTTTAGTAGCGATATAGTACCTGTGGCCGTTGCTGATGCAAAATAAAAATTATTATCAGAGGAAGGTGTAATAGCAAATACATCTGATTGCATAATTTACTCCTCATTAAATAGTATAAAATCCACCAGCGGAAGCAGGTTGTCTGTATTCAACTGTAGCCACTGCATCCCCCAAAGTTCCTAAATTTGCCGCAGAAGCAGGGAAAAAAGTTCCTACAACTTGTAAATCTGTTAAACCTACATTAATTGACGCAGATGCCATCGCAGAGCTTCTTACATTTGCCACAGATGTAATGTCAGTGCTTCCTAAAAAGGACGCATCTGCTGTACCTGTTCCGATAACAAAAGTCGCTGCTGCACACGCACTCACAGCCTCAAAAACATTTAAATATACATTGGTAATTTGTGATCCAGCAGGTAAGGTAGCTATGACTGTTGAAGCGGTAGCCCCAACTACATCAACTCTTGCTGATTGAGACAACAAGACAGCACCCATATTATTTACATCTGTACCTACGGTAGTTCCTGTAGTGGTTTCAATAGTTCCACTTTGTACCTGTCCTAAAGAGGTAACGCCAGCATTTGATTTTACTGGTCCTGAAAAGGTAGTAGTACCCATTTAATTCTCCTTGTGTATTAGCACATTAATTATATCATCTCTAATAAGTCTGCTAGGTCAGTTGATATAATTTTAACCCTAGAAAACAACAGGGGGCCAAAGCCCCCTATCATTATGCTGCTCCCGGTGATCCAAACATTCCAAGCGGATCGGAAAATCCAAAGGAATATCTTTCACGAGCTTTATAGCGCACATTACCCGTATCAAAGTCTCCATCCATAGATGTATTCATTGGGGAACGAACAAAGTGCTTCAAGCCATTCGGTATATCGGTTGTTAAGAACCAAGCATCTGTATCTGTTAAATAATGATTAACAGCGTATCCTTCTGGAATAGCTCCATTAGTTTTAATCGCGTTTAGATCATTATCAGCAGTAGACACACGTAAGTCAGTTTCTAACAAACGAGTTGCAACAAACATCAATGCTGGTGGAATAATTAACTTGCGAGGTTTAGCCGCAATTAATAACCCACGCTCATCTGTCCAAGCAGCTATTTGAATAACAGCAGCTTCGAGAGAAGTTTCATTTAAGTCAGCCGCAGTTGCAGGTTCATTAGAATTAGTTCCTCCGTTTACCAATGGGTGTGCTGTAGAGAATAATTCTACTCCGTCACCGCCAGTAAACGCAGAATCAAATCCATTATTAAGAACGGATGCTGCTTTAACTTGCTTAGTATATGCCATACCACGAGCAAGAGCTTTTGTATAACGCGCAGAAAGCGAATCGTACAAATTATCTTCAACTGCTTCTTCGGTTATTGAAAACCCTAAAGCAATTGTTTCGTGTGTATAACGAGCTGTGAACGCTTCTTGTGCATTGTCATAAGAAATAGCTGCGCCTTCAGACTTTACAGGTGCTTGACCAAAGCCAGAAAGTTTTGTCTCTTCTTCAAATGAACGCTCCGAAGTTTCTGTTTCATAAATCTCCTTATGCTCTTCACCGTATTTGGTATATTCAAGACCAAACAAAGCATTTAAGCCCGGAAGGAGTTCCTTTAGTAGTTGCGAACGTGATATTGCCATTTAAAAATCTCCTTAAATACCTAGATTGTTCTCGGATGAAAGAACACTGAAGTTAAACTTAACAATGAACTCAGGGAAAGCATCACCCTCTGTACCAGCAACAACCTCAACAATTCTCATTGCTAAAGTTTCTGTTACAGCGAGTGAACCACCATTACCACCGACAACAAGGTTTATACCTGAAAGTCCAGTAGAGGTGCTTTGAGCTTCAAAGTTACCTAATGCTGCGTTTTTACCAACAGCACCAGCAAAGCCAGAACCTGCTGTGCCACTATTAAATGATCCTAATGCAGCGCTACCTTGAATTTGATATAGCTGTCTTGGATCATCATTGACTCTAACAAATATATCTGTAAAGCCAGCAGTAGTAGCATTAGCTGGTAAATGCTGTGCAAACTGTTGGATGCCGTTAGCATCAACATATCTACATCCAACACACACTCCCATAATACCGGCAGTAGCGTTGGTAGATGTTCCTGTAAATTCAACCGCTACAGGTGTAGCTGTACGAGCCACAGGCAATCCAGCAGTTGTTAAAGCGATAACATCACCAAAAAACATTCCAGCCGTATTATTAGCTTTGACTGGGTATTCTCTGATAGCGCCACCATGATTAGGCGTTCCACCAAGCATGTTGGTAGATCTTAGCCCGAAAGGGGAAGCAGTAGCTGCCATTTAATTTCTCCTAAAAGTTATTTAGTTCCTGATCCAAATCCTGCCCCTTTTGTAGTAGATGATTTTTTATCACTAAACAAAGGCATTCTTGGATCACTATTACGCATAAAGTTGTTATCAACAGAATCTATTTGAGCTTGGCTTTTATCTTTAAAATACTCTGTTCTAGCTTCAACCATATCTTCAGGTATACTGCAGAGCATTAAACCACCAAGTTCAACATTACCGTTAACATCACCAGTTAATCTTAACTCTGGATAGTCGTCTGCTTTTACAGGCTCCCATCCTTCTCTATTTTTCTTAGACACATTACTCTGTACAGATTCTCCAAGCACATGCGTAGCAATCCAACGATGCTTTATGCCGGGACGTTTATTAGGTACGGGTAATGAACTAGAAGGCGTGTATACAGCACGAGTTTTAGTTTCACGAGTATTTGAACTTCTTGATTCACGACTATTTTTTGATGACATATTAAGACTCCGAATTTAATTTAAGGACTTCTCTAGCGTACTGTTCGTTTGATAACCCCAACCGCTTTGCTATTGCTGTTTGAGATTTTGTCAAAGTAATTTTCTTTTTACCCGTTGTACGAGAGGGTGCGGCTACCACAGTAGCTGGTTTTGCTTTCGGTTCTTTCCGTGCATCTCCAAAATAATCTGGAAATTCATTTCGCATACGAGAATCAACATCCTCGTAGTAATTTTTCGTACCAACTGCAACACCTGAGTTGACTAACGAATGATGCACCTGCATTGCATAATCAGTCATGTGTTGATTTGAGTTAAACCACGGATTCCGTGTTTGCCATTTAATATCATCATCACTTAACTTAACCGCATTTTCAGGCGTTTGTCTATTATATACCTGATTATTAGGTTCTTGTAAAGCCTGTGGCTTAAAATATTTTGCTTGCTCTTCTTTAAACTTTGCTGAAGCTAAATTTTCTTGGGCTTTAATAATCTCATCAGTATCATAATTTTCCTGTGCTGCACGAAGTTTTTGCCTTGCCATTTCTAATTCCATGCCTGCATTAGAATTTAATACTTCGCCGTACTGCTTAGCTCCAGAGTTATATTGATTACGAAGTTTTTTATTTTCTTCGTATAATTGTGCAGTTAATGTTGCAGCCTCATCTTTTTCTCGTTGAGCTGCTTCTTTAGCTCGACGCTCATCATGCCTAGCTCGTGTCAGTTCTTTCATCCGTCGTTGAACTTTGTCGCTGTACTCGGCAATCTCATTGTCTGATGGATCTTCTACAGAAACAGGTCTTCTATTTTGATCTTCTTCAGGAGTGTCATCAACAATCTCTAAGTCAATATCACTTTCTTCAACAAGTTCAACTTCTTCTGTTTCTTCTACGTTTTCTATTTCTTCATTATCTTTAACAGCTTCATTCATGTCCTACTCCTTTTAAGCACGAGAGTAACCTCGTGGATCTTCTACAACTGCTTCAACCTGATCGTCGTTAAGTATTCTAAATTCATTACCATGAACTTTAAATCTTGTACCTGAGTACAACCTAACTAGGATGAAGTCACCTTTTTTACACCACGGCCCGCTTGGAAACTTTTCTTTATCCTTATACGCTAAATCGCCAACCTCTACAACAAACAAAACAGTTGTACCAAACTCTTCTTGTTTCATTACAGCATCTGGTTTATAAATACCGGATTCACCAAAAGTATCTTCTATTTCTGGTAAAGCACAAAGAATACGCCAGCCTTGTGGTTTAGGTAATTGTTTTGCTTGAGTGTCGTCATTATCAGCCATCTGATTCCTCTACTTGTTTAGCAAGGCTAAGTAAGTGATCCTCTGCAGTGCGTAAGCCTTGAATCAGCCCACAGAGTTTTTGATATTCATCAAAACTTTTGCAACTACCTGATGTGACTGCATCAGAGTAGTGATTTATATCTTCTTGAATCTTAGCTTTCATAACCCTAGTAAAAGCATCTATCATTTAGGAGTCCTTTGACGTAAGTTATCTTTTGCTTTACCTATGTCTACTCCAACTCTTACTCCTTCAATTTCTCCTTTTAATCGAAGCTCATCTGCTTTAGCTGCGGCCTCAGCTAATATTTCTTTTTCTTTTAACTTTAATTCATCTGCTTTAGCGGCAGTGTCAGCAAGAAACTCTTTCTCTTTAAGTTTTAATTGTTCTGCAGTAGTGGCTGCATCAGCCATCATCTTTTGTTTCTTTAACTCAAACTCTGCTTTTTTCAAAGCAAGCTCTTGTTGCTGCATTTGAACAATAGGATCTTGAGCCTGTTGCTGAGCTTGTTGTTGTGCTGCTTCCTGTTGATTGACTGTTAGTAATCGTTTACCTGCTTCTGCTGCAAGACGAGAGACTTGTAGTTCAAGTTCTTCAGGCATATCCTCATCAGGCTTAGGAAGTGGAGCGCCTAACTGTTCTTCAATTTTATTTCTATATGCAAACGCTACGTGTTCTGCTATATGCGCCTGTAGTGCTGACATCATTTGATTTGCTTTAGGGTTTTGTCCCATAAGTTGTCGTATCTTTGGATCTTGCATAGCTGTCATGTGAACAGTTAAGTGTGCTTCGTGATCTTGATATATAAACGCTTTTACAGGTTTATCATTAATAATGTCCATATTCTCAGACACCGGATCACGAGGTTTATAATCATCTTCAACAGGAACTAACTTCGCTGCATTCTTAATACCTAACACCTCTAACATTTGTCTATGTAGTGCAGGTAAATCATAAATCTGTGGAGCGCCTTGTGCTAGTTGTATAACTGCTTGATACTGTACAACACGCTGTGACATAGTTGCAGCATTAGGATCACTTACAGGAATAATCTCTACTTCATCATAGTCTTCTTTTTTAGCTTGACGAGGTGCGCCTTTAGGATCGTATTCATATTCATCATCTGAATAGTCCTTAATAATATTTGCTAATAGTTGAAGTTCTTGTTTAAAAGAATAATGCACACGGGCTTGCACCGCAGACATTACCTTTAACATTCTTTCTAATAAAGCAAGGGTTGTTCCTACAGGAGCT